TGTCTGGGCACCCAACAGCCGTCAGAAGTTCGCCCGAGCTATGGAGAGCGACGAAGGCATTACCTTCACGACCTTCTCCGGTGGCTGGGCTCCACTCGGTCCTGCTGAGGCATCGACTGAACGAGTACCCGTCAGCGTCCTAGAGAACAAAGACGGCAAAGGTGACTTCGAACACGTCATCAACCTAATTCGTCGTATCGAGCTAGGGATTCTCCACCGTCTCGCCATCGCCGCCAACCAGGCGTTCCGTCAGCGAATGATGAGTGGAAAGTTCCCGAAGGTAGACCCCGAGACGGGTCTCGACATCGACTACAACACTCTCTATGAAGCTGGACCAGGAACTATCTGGGTTCAGCCAGAAGGTACAACCCTCACAGAGACCCAGGCAGTTGACCTACGTCAGCTTCTGGATGCCGTGAAGGAAGACATCAAGGAACTTGCTGCAATCACGCAGACACCGATGAACGCCCTCATCCCAGACTCTGCGAACCAGAGTGCTGAGGGAGCGATGGAAGCCCGCGAGGGTGTCATTCTCAAGGCTCGCGAGAGCATCGAGAGAGTCAGCTTCGCTATCAACGTGGCTTTCGCTGAGGCAATCCGTCTCGAAGCTCCTGAGTTCGATATGACTGTCGAGGTCACCTGGGCTCTCCCGCAGCTTGCAACGCTCTCAGAGCGCGCCTCTGCGGCTTCCCAGATGAAAGCTTCCGGTGTTCCGTTCCACACCATCCAGGCAGATGTCTTCGGCAAGACCGATGAAGAGATTGCCGAGATGGAGTTCTGGCTAGCTCAGGAGCAGCTTGCTCTCGCAGCCGGTGCAGCTTCCCTCGAAGACACGGGACCCAAGGTACTCAGCCCAGAAGAACTCATCTCGCGTGCAAACGCTATGGGTGTGTTCATTCGTGCCGGTGCCAAGCCCGAGTCCGCAGCCGAGATGGCTGGACTCAAGGGTCTCGAATTCCTCGAAAACGTTGTGTCCACCTCCGTCAAGACGGTGGAGAGACCAGAAGCAGCAGCACCAGCACTCACGGAGTAATCAATGGCAGACGAAGAGACAACCCCGAATCCCTTCGCCAACCTTGAAGAAGCTAAGCAGATCGTCGCCGCTAGGCGCGGGTCTTTCAATGAGATTGAGAAGATCCGCGCCTACGTGACGACCTACATCACTGGCATCTACAACGGCACTGACTTCCAGAGTGAAGAGAGCGTCGAGAAGATGATCACCGCCGTGGTCAAGATGGTCAACGCGGGTCAGCTACAGACGGCTAATGCGGTCTCTGCTTACCTCAGCCAGTTGATGTACTTCCAGACCGGAACCCGAGTCGCAGTCAGCGCCGTGGACAGGGCAGCCATTGTCGATGTCCGCAAGGTTGACCCGAGGGTGGAGTATCGACGACCGGTAGTCACGGTCTACACCGCCCTGAAGAAGGGCAAGAGCTTCGACAAAGCCAAGCAGATGGGGCTACAGCGTCTCATCGGTATGGCTATGACTGACATTCAGCTTTCGAAGATGAAGCAGAGCGACCACATTCTCCGTAAGGCGAAGGTCACTCGCTACCGCCGCACACTGTCAGGTTCTGAGAACTGCCCCATCTGTGAGATTGCTTCCACGCAGCGCTACTGGGTGGGTGACTTAAGCCCCATTCACTCTCACTGTGACTGCGGCGTTGAGCCACTGCCCAAGGGATTCCCTGCTGGTCAGGTAATCGACCCGGAGAAGCTGAGCGATATCAACACCAAGGTGGCTGATTTCAAGGCTTCGGCTGGCGGAACAATCACCATGAAGGACGGCACTAAGCGTGCCGCCACTCTCAAAGACCTGTCGTTCAATCGCAACAGCGAGACCGGCGTGCTCGAAATCGGTTGGGCTAACCGCGCTCACACAGCGTTCAAGCCCGACACTTCGGACATGCCCGACGACGACGAATAAAGACTTCCCGCTTTAGGGCGGAAGAACCAGAAGCCACCTGCTTACGAGCCGGTGGCTTCTTCCATTTACAGACCGCAACGGTCACCAACAACCGCCCGCAACGGGAGAAAAGAATCATCATGCCTGAAGACGCAACGAACATACAGACCGGAACGGTCACTGCAACAACCACTCCAGTAGATGCAGCCGCAGCAGCCACACAGACCGAAACGGTTACCGGCGATGCAGCAACCATCGAAGCACTGAACAAGAAGATCGAAGAGCTATCCCGTAAGGCTGACCAGGCTGAGTCCTGGGAAAGCCGCAGTAAGGGCAACTTCGAGATTATCCAGAGGCTCCAGGAGGCACTAGGTGTCTCCAAGGAAGAAGCAAAGTCCACGGACCTAGCCGAAACCGTCGCTGAGCTTCAGAAGAAGATCGCAGAGAACGAGTCCCGCGCCACCCGCGCTGAGGTCGTTCTCGCTAAGAAGCTCCCTGACGCTGCTGTATCTCTTTTGCAGGGAAACACTCGCGAGGAACTAGAGCGCTCTGCTGACGCGATTCTCGCCCTTCTTGGTACCGCTTCCACGGAGACCACGACCACCTCTACGAGCACCGCTGATGCTAACGGTCAGGTCGGAACACAGGTCACTAACAACGTACCCAAGCTCACCCCTGAGCAGTTCCGTGCCCTGCCTACCGCTGAACGCCTCAAGGCAATCAAAGAAGGTCGTCTAGCCGTCTAAGGCTGATTCTCAACCTCACTTCAAACCCATCCTGAAAGGAATAGACACGAATGTCTATTGCATCATTCATCCCTGAGATTGTCCGCGCGACAATCGAAGAGGCTTACTCCAACGCACGAGTAGTCACCACCCGTTCCACCTTGTCCGTAGACGGTGACATTGCTAAGGGTAACGCCTTGGTAATCAACACCGCTGGTCCTGTCACTGTTCAGGACTACGCCGCTCAGGGTCGTACCTACACCAACGAAGCTCCCCAGCTTGTTGACACCACTCTCCACATCAACCAGGAGAAGGTAACCGCCCAGAAGATTGACGAGATCGACAAGAAGCAGGCTGCTGGTTCACTCGACCCCATCGTCAACGCTCAGGGTGTTGCTCACTCTGAGGACCAGGAGAACTACGTTCTTGGTCGCCTCATTGCTGAGGGTCACTCCTTGAACGTCGTTGGTAAGACTCCGGTCACCATCGACTCGTTCGCTAAGGCAAAGGCAGCACTGCTCGCTCTTGCTTCTGACCTCGACGACAGGAAGGTGCCGACCTCTGACCGCGATGTCTACATCAACGGTGCGTTCAAGCAGATCCTCATCGCAGGTCTCTCGGACTCTTCCACCAACGTCGGCAACACCGATGCAGTCATCAAGAACGAGGTAGCTCAGCTATTCGGCTTGACCATCATCGTGTCCAACGACTTCACCGAGAAGGCTAAGCCTGTCGCTGTCGCTGCACACCGTGCTGCATGGGCATTCGCTGCTCAGTTCCAGGGCGAGTCCCGCGTCGTTCCTATCGCCAACAGCTACGCATCCTCGGTTGCTCAGCTTTCGGTCTACGGCTCGACTGTTGTTCACCCTGACGGCGTTGCTGTCTTCGTATCCGGTGGAACTCCTGCCTCTGCGTAAGTGATTGGGGGCTGGCTGCTTCGGTAGCCAGCCCCTCATCCCCGAGCCCGGGAGGTTCACATGGCTTTTCAAACGCCACCTATTGCTACCCCCGAGGAAGCAGCGGAACTCGGAGTCACCGTCAGCGAGCTAGCGCTCAAGAAGGCATCCATTCGAGTGCGTTCCTACCTCACCGGTAGAGCATCACTCGTAGCCACCACCAATGCCACGGCAGGTGACAGTCTCAAAGAGGTCGTCATCACCATCGCTCAGCGTCTACAGACAGATAACCCAGCACTAGCTACGGGTATCCAGTCTGAAGGCTCTGACGGGCAGAGCGTGACTTATGGCTGGGACGCATGGCAGGGCATCTCCACACTCGTCAAGGGTGAGACAGAAGCTCTCGACCGGCTGTTCCCTTCACTGGGATTCTCCATCTCGGTTGGAGCGTAATCATGCCTTCATCCCTGTGGAAGGAATCAGTAGTCCGGCTCAGAGGAACGACCAAGAACGACACCACCTATGGCGACTCGACCGACTGGGATAACCCAGAACGGTTAGAGATCTCGCCTTGCCAGTTGACTCCAAAGAGTTCGACTGACGCAAACGATAGGCAGTTTGAAGGCTTCTCTTTGATTGCCGAGTACGGCACTGACATCCGCAACTCAGACCGCATCGAGTGGACAGACCCCCTGGGGAACGTAGCCACTTTCGAGGTGGCCGGCGCGCCCATGCACTTCCGCTCTCCGAGCGGTCGCGTCTCGCACGTCCGAGCATCCCTGGAGGACTACGACAATGGCTAACGATTTTGAGATCACATTGGACCAGTCCTTCTACTGGAAGTTGGCTAACCACCCCGAGGTGAAGAAGGCACTCGAAGACCTTGGTAAGAGCGTCACCGACGAACTCAATTCCGCTAACCCAAAGGGTCCGCGAGAGAACGTTCAGATGTTCGACTACGAGGTCCAAGACGAAGCCGGTCGAGCCCGAACCCAGCTATCCATCTGGACAACTACGAATCACGCCTACCGCAAGGAAGCTCGTGACCACGTTATGCAGAACGCGATGGAGTCACGGAGGAACACTCTATGACGACCATCACTGCTCCTGTCAATATCGAGGAACTGGTTAAGTCCTATCTCGATTCGAACCTGGGATTCGGTTATGCCGGAACACCAGTCAGCTTCGACGTTCCCAAAGGTAAGCAGCCGCGAGCGTTCATCCGCATCGTTTCTCTCCAAGGAACCAAGCTCTCCCCCGCCCACTTCGTCCAGCCCATAATCATCGAATCTTGGGCTTCCGAGCGCCGCGTTGCGCAGGAGCTAGGCACCATCACAGCCGGTGTCTTAGAGCAGATGGAGGGGCTTCCCCGGGTATGGGGTGTGCAGACCCGCACGGGCTACCACTTCCCCGACCCAATCACTGGAACCCAGCGGTACTTACAAACGGTCGATTTCACGACCACCGCAACCCTCATGAAAGAGAATTAATCATGGTCGATAAAGACCCCGCAGCCGTTCACGGCGGCACCTTTGGAGTACTCGGTGGCGTTTACGTAGGAGCCACCAACCTCAAGACTCCGGAAATCAACGACAACCTCATCGCTCTTGGATATGACTCCCTCGGTCTCATGGCTAAGGAACCTACCAAGTGGGCAACTGACCCAAGCCTCACAGACTGGGAAGAGCACGACGGTCGTATCGTTCGTAAGTTCACCTCGAAGGTAGACACCAGCCTTTCCTTCGTGGTTATGCAGAAGAGCCTCGCGCTTCTCCGCATGCGTCACGGACGAAACAACGTCACGAAGGTTGGCGACAACTTCAAGATTCTTGGTGGAGAACACCCCAATGAGTCTTGGAAGGTTGTCTACGACTTCAACCACGGACCCAACTACCGTCGTCTCGTGACCTTCTACAACGTCATGGTCACCAACGGTGTCAGCCACGAGCTAGACAACGAGAACCCGGACAACACGGTTATCGAGGGCTTTGCCTTCGCTAATGCTGCCGGTAAGACGTTCGAAGACATCTTGCCTGACCTCGATTCTGACGACCTCGGTTCAGTAGGTGGTTCCGGTTCCGTCATCACTCCTAGCTTGAACCGCGTCACTGAGACCGTTCAGGAAAAGGCGTAAGTAAAGACCACTCCCGCCGAGGTATTTGTGCGCCTCGGCGGGAGTCTTTACACCATCCATAAGCACAAACCACAAACTCACGAAAGCACAAAATCATGACTTACTCACACACCGTCCCGGAGTGGAAGCGCTCCATCAATCAGAACATGTTTCAGTACCGCTTGTCCGCAACCGATCCTTGGATTCTGGTTCCTAGCGCGAAGTACATGCCTTACGAGCTAATCGAAGACCTGATGGACCCTGACATCTCCCAGCCTGAGAAGGAAAAGGCAGCAGCCAGGATGTTCCGTGAGGTCGTCAAGAACACGCTAAACAAGGGTGCAGACAACGCCCTTCGTAAGCAGCCTAGCTTTGTTGTTCAAGGAATTGTCGCTGACTGGCTCAAGTCTGGTGGCTTCGACTTGGGAAAATCGGAAGCCTCTATCGATTCATAAAGGAACATGAATTAGCGGTCAGGAACGACCTTCTTAGAGCCGGTCTCTCTTGGGAGATGATTGGCGACAGAGGTATTTCCTGGCACGACCTAGAGGCTTTCATCAAGCATTCGAACCACACGTCCGCCGTCTACTTCTCGGTAAACGGACACAACTGGGGACCCGAGCACTTCATTATGAAGTTCGTTTCGGACACGCTTGCCGGTGCCAACTGGCAGCGAGGTCACGCCAAGGGTGAGGCGCAGTACAAGGGCTACCCATACCCGAAGACTCTGCAAGAAGAACTCGACAAACGAGAGCTTGAAGAACGCGCCCGCAAGGAGACCTACTTCTACATGAGTGCGGAAGAGACCCAAGCGCGTCTCGATAGGTACAACTTCCCCGTACCCACAGCGGAACCAGAAACACAGCCGGAGCCAGCGCCGAAGAGTGCTGCTCCCAAACCATCGCCTAGCAAGTTCCGCGTGCAGAACGTTGGGGGCGTTCAGAAACTCACAGAGGAATAAGCATGTCGAATACACCTTCAGGCGGTGGTGGCGGAATCGATCTCGGTGCAGCAATCATCCGAGCAAAGCTAGTCATGACGAATGTCGGACGCGATGCTCGCTCGGGTATCGCCGCAGCCCTTCGAGGCGTAGGCATCGAGACCGGTCAGCAGGTCGGTCAGCAGATCTCGAGTGGTGTCCAGACGGGCACGCAGCAGGGCGCTGCACAGGCTGGGCAGCAGATGGGTCAGACCGTCGCTACCAACACCCAGAGCAGCTTCCAGCAGCACTTCTCCCCCACTCAGCTAGCCGCCACGGTTGGTTCAGCAGTAGCCGCCATGAAGATTGGCGAGCTAATGAAGAACTCGCTGATGGACGCGGCGATGTTCGACGGGCTCCCCGGCACTCTCGCGGCTCAGACCGGAGCAACAGTCGAAGAGTCCAAGAAGATGGTTGGGATGATTCGTAACGTCTACGAGTCTGGAATGGGCG